TTCGATGTGAGCATCATGTAGATCGTTGAAGATCCTTGCTCACGCAACTGGGCTAGTTTGTCTGGATCGTATTCGCCACGGCGAGCTCTAACCGATTTGAGCATCTTCTGCTCAACGGTGTACTCTTTCGCCATACGTGCGAGCGTCCACTTGCCACGGATATATCCAGCAAGTTGCTGAATTACCTGGCTGTTATTAGCGGTCTCAGCGGCTTGCCGCTCTTCGTGCTGGAGCTGCTGAATACTTTTAATAGGTACGATACCACCCACGGTAATAGCACCGGGGGCGGCTGCACTTGTCATGTTCAACGCAGCTTCCATAGACCTAACTTAGTTGTTAACAATGTCTTTATAAGTCATAACCTATTGATGTGTCAAGCAATTCAGTTCCATACAAAGGTATTTTTTTGAATTTCTACCGCTTTACGTGTTAACACACCACCAGTTAAGTTCCCATCGGCGTGCAAACATGCATACTGAAACGCATCGGCAATATGAGAATAACTGTTCTTCTCAGGTTTGTCGTCGGTGTCGCCGTTGTTTTTTATTTTATACCTATATCCGCCTCGAAGTGCGTTAATCAAATTTCTGCACCCTGGATCAATTAACATCGCAGGCTTGCCGTCCACCATCCTGGTAAGCAGAGCATCTACGGCTGACAATCGAGCCACCACTGAGTTTGACCTGGCTGGAACAACCCGAAAGCCTTCCTGCTTGAGAATGTCGAATACGGAGCGCTCGTCTGTTTGCGCCCGCTGCTGTCCTGCCGGATCCCCAATGACTAGTACAGGCATGCCTGGGAAACTATTGTTCAGGAGCGGTTTGAGCTTCTCACGCACGAACCTTAGCGTACCCATACCTTCGGAAACCAGGTCAGCGTAAGTTAAGAACCTGCCCTGTGGATCGATCTGGGATACCGTGCATGCAGGGGTCAAACCAAAGTCCATCCCGATGATTAACGGGTTGGTGGACATTTTTATGTAGTTAAGAGGTTTATTAGCAACATGGATGTCACGATCAAAGGCCCTAAACACAGGCTGGCCACTAAGACTCTTGCCAAATTTTGCGTTGATATAAACGTCAACCCAGTCCTCCGACTTCCCTTCCGCCAAGTTCTCATAGTATCCCTCGGGTAGAAATTCAGTCCAATCTGCCTCTTGCGACAGACCAGATGGTTGGAAAAAGCATTCCGCGTTAGCAGGTGGATCAGAAAGATATGTTTCCCAGAACGTGTCCATGTCTGGAGGGTTGGTCATCCCCCATATATGAGCATTAGGCTTCCCGTCATCATCGACGCAACCCACGCCGTTATCCAACTTGCTAGGGAAACGACCAAGACGACCCTGTAGCGCATTAAAGATGTCGGGGTTGATTTCTCGAAATTCGTCCAGAATGCCGAATGAAGCTTGTAAAGACAATAAGCGCCTAACGTCATTGCTATCGTCGAGACCCCTAAATAGAATTTCACACTCAACATCGTCAAACCTCAAAATAAATTTGTATTCGGACTTCAGATAACTTCCTGCTTGGCCGTCCGGATACCAGCGAAGTACGTCAGGAATTGAGGTGTCGCGCAGCTGTTCGCGCGTGTTACGTACCCAGATCGCTCGAGATCTCCTGACTCCATCTCTGCACTTGGCCATTTTGCTAGCGTGATACGCGATCTTCATGATCCCTGCCGTGGTTTTTGTACTACCCACTGGCCCGACGATCAATGCGATAAATGCCTCCGATGTGAGGAACCCTTTGGCACTCTCAGGCGGTGTATACGTTAAGTGGCTCAATCGGCTTTTACTTTCTTTTTGCGTTTCGGTTTATCCGCTTGCACAACCTGCTCGAGCGCTTCGCTCTGTTCGATTGTCTTTACCTCTTCGACATCTTGGGCAGACATGTCGATGGTTTGCGTTTTTTTCGACGTATCCAGGTTGATCGTGATACTGAATCCTGGCCCAGCTGCTACTGCCGTGTTCGTCTTGGGCTCCATGTCTCCGAGCTTTGCACCCAGTTTGATGAACTCGAGCTTTTGCAAGAGCGTGGCGTCGTTTGACCTGGCAATTTTGTAAGCATCCTCGAATACATCTTCTGTAAGCGATTTGGCCTTGATACGGAACGTCATGCCCGATGTCTCGAGCTCAGCCCTCTGCTTGGCTACCGCATCATTGAACGGTTTCCACTGCTGCAGCTTTTCCCAACGTTTGCCTTCGAACCCATAGCGTGACGCGATCTCCACATCTGGCTCCATGCCTATCGCTATAGCCAGGATCATCTCCTGGGGAACATCAAGCGCCGGTGGCTGGGGTAGAGGTAGAAGCTCGTCGTCCATCAAGGTATTCAACAATTGCCTGTCTTAGAAGTTCAGAAACGGTCGTGTGCCGTGTTTTTGCAATACCTCGGAGCTCTTCAATGAGCTCCTCTGGCAGAAAGAAGTTGTGTCGTTTCATTTCTTCTTTTTGGTCTCAGCTTTTTGGCTCGAGGCGTATTGCTTGGCAGTCATCTTGCCGCTCTGAATTTTCTTTGCAGTCTGCACCAACTTTTTGGCTGGAGCCTTTTCGCCTTCCATCTTCTCGCCCTTGGCATATTGCTTGGGTGTGATCTTTCCAGCTTTAACGGCTTTAGCCTCTTTTACTTCTTCTTGCATGTCGTCGCGGCCCTTAAAGTAGGTTGTGAGTTTTTTGAATACGTTTGCCATGTTTACATTCCTCCGATGTTTGTGGGTAGTGCAATGTTAATACATATCTACACGTTGTCAACACTTTCTTGGTTTTGGTTTGGCTTTAGCCTTTACCTTATGTCGTCTTTCTGCGTCGTGATGTTTTCGATGGCAGTTGGCACACAGCACCATACAACGTTCGTGTACTTCTTTGATTGCAGCATTGAATGAGTAGCTGCCTATGAGCTTGTGGACTTTGCGGTTCTTCGGGTCATGCCGGTCGATGTGATGAAAGTCCAGGGTGGCTGGGTGATTCTCTCCACAGTTGGTGCACTCCAGGGTCTTTTTGAAGGCTTGCCATTTCGCTCGAGCGGCCTTTCTCCAAGCAGCATTTGCGGCCAGCTGCTTTTCTTTGTTCGCGGCATACCACTTAGCAGATGCTTTCTTGGCTGTCGCGCGGCGTTTTTCTGGGTCTTTAGATGGCAATGAGCATAAATATATCCTAACTCATTGATTATTGACAAGTTTTGGGGTGGGGTACTAACGGGGCTAAATGTATGTGAAGCATTCGAAATCCGCTTTCCCCCAGGGTAAAGATTTGGTGGCCACGAGCTGTAGTGCAGAAAGCCGTAAAACACACTACGTGCCACATCCTCTTGCGACGGCTTAACTACCCGGTGTGATTTTAGTACCTATGGGCAATAAATGCTTGGGAGCTTTGATACCTATGGGTATTAAATGACTCATTAATAAGGCTTTAAGGTGTGTAAGGACTCTTTAATGAGTCATGTGGATACAACGTGTGTATAGGGGTAAAAATACCGGCGCATTACGCCGAACACGTAAGAGACCGCCCCTCCCCCCTCCCCCCTGTGGTGGGGTGCATACCCCTGCCACTCTTGTAGGGCTAGTTAGTAAGTTTTGCATAACTCTGCCACTACTGTAGGGCTATCAATCGCCTAGTGCATAGATTGATGTAGCGTGGATTACCTCGGCGAAACGAAGGTATTAGGCTAGCGCCCTTGTAATGGGGGAGATTTAGGCTAGTGGGTCGCAATCGGCTCTATCGAAACGCTAAATGGCTTAACTGTTATTTAGTAGTGGGTAGTGATCGGCTCGTGGGCAGAAGATGCATAAGACATTTACTGCGAGCAATAGCGACTTTGACATGGGGATAACCTCGTGCATACGATCGGGTGTCGTGTGCGTTGTATGGGGGTATTACCTAATCCGTTTAGGTGCGGAATGTCGTGAGCGCGATTGTTTTCCTACGCCCAAATGCCAAGCGTGGGGACAATTGAGAGCATATTGCATCGTGCAGTGTGCTCTTTTTTGTCGTTTAACTCATTTACTGATTGGAGATTTATATGTCTAACATGATGACTAAAGAGCAAGCCTTTGACCTTTCCAAGTCTATCGGCAACCGTGGTAAAGCCCTCAATCGTGATATTCAGAAGATCGCCGCTACTGCTATCGGGTATGCAAATATCCATGGTGATGTAACTGTAGCGCAAAACATTTTCGAGAATATTGCTGATAACAAGGGTATTCGTTTGAACTCGTTTGTCCGCTACCTAGAAACTCATGGGCAACTTGCGTATGACAAGGAATCCAAAAACTTTGTATATCGTAAGCGTGATGATGTTATCAAGGATGTGATGGAGCTATTCCTTGCCCTGTCCGAAGCACCATGGTATCAAGCCATCAAGCAAGAGCAAGTCGAGTCTATCTACGATGTGAGCAAGATGATTAAATCCCTCGTGGATCGTGTCGAGAAGCTGTCCAAGAATGAGCGCAATACCATCGAGAACATCGAACTGGTAGATACACTCAAACTCTTGATTCAAGATGGCATTGAGGTTGAAGTGATCGAGCCTCTTGAGCTTGCCGCCTAAACCCGAGTATTAAACGACAAAATGTGCCCCCGCCTAGTGCGGGGGTTTTCACATTGAATCCATTAAACCATTCAATCATGGGATACATGCTATGTCTTTACTTGCCAAGTCTATAACTCGTAGTGCACTTAATGTTCAGGTGTGGCGCAAGCCTGCCAGGGTGTCAAGAAAAGATCTCGCCTGTAATCGAACTGACAATAAGGTTAGAGCCACCAAAGTATTCAAGTTCGATAGCGAAGGTGTGTGCGTTGCCATCAATGTCGTAAAACCCCACTCAAAATACCGCAAAATCGTAAGTCCTTGATTTCATTACAATTATCTTGCAATTATCCAATTCGACCATCGGGCAAAAACACGGATAATTACAAAACCCTTATAAATCAATAGCTTAGAAGTGTAATTATCTAATTATCTAATTATCCGTAAAAAAACAATAGCCTCTCCCGAGAGAGACCCTGCATGGATCATGTGCGTGTGAGTTCGTGTATGTGCACATGTGAATATGTGGGGGGCTCCTACGGAAAAAATCCCATTTTGGATAATTGTTTATAAATCAATGGGTTAGCGTAATCCAATCTAATTATCCGCTTTTTATCCAGCCACATTGGACACATTCAATGCATTAAATCACCACATGCATGGGAGCAAAGCGACCTATCACGAGGAGCACATCACATGACCAAACATCAAAAATCCGACAGAGCTTTCAAACTATTCCTTATGTTAGGACTCGCTTACTTCTTAGTTCACTTCGTTCATGCAGTCGCCACAGGAGTAATTTTATGAACAATGAACCAGTAGCAATAGTTAAAAAATTGACTTTGGGAGGCGGTGATAATTTTATGATTGAAAGGTTTGTAAGTTTAAAAGAAGGAACTTTACTCTACACCCATCC